TGTTGTATCAGCGGCTTTTAACAGCCGAAGAGGCAATCGTTTCCTATGTCTCCCCAGATTTTAGCTCTTATGATGAAGAGCTTGCGGTACTGAATACAAAGCTAGATGCGGCAGAAGTATTGATTGAGACAGTAAAAAGAGCGATCGACCAAGATATTGTGGAACTCAGCAACAATATAGACCGACTGCAAGCAGATATAGATATTGTGGAGCGTGTAGCCAGAGATACAGATGATTCGGTTGCGATTGCCACCAGAGAGTTACGAGATGATGTTTATGCTCTTGAAGAGCGTGTGAATGATAGTTTACGAGACATAGACACCGAACTGCGAGAGATGCGAGATGACCTCGAAGAACGCATACAACGCATATTAGATAACCCACTAAACGTCGAGGAATAAATGAAATTAGATCCTGTATTGTTAAAAATGGCATCGAGTTGGTCTGAAAAGGCTTACGAAGATGACGTAAGAGATGCGATCAAGATAGAGAATAAATGGACAAGCGCAACGGCATACATCGCTAAACGCAAAAGCATTGATGTGGTTGCCTTCCGAGGCACTCAACAGAAGTTGGATGTTCTGACAGACATCAATGTAATACCTGTTCCATACGCAGGTCGGTTGTGTCATGGCGGGTTTGTCCTGCAACACGCATCTATATGGGGCGTAATACAGGAACATCTTGATCCGAAGAAGCGCACTTTATTTTGTGGGCATAGCCTTGGTGGTGCGTTGGCAGAGCTATCTGCTGCAAAAATGTACAAAAAGCACAAGAACATAAATCTTGTGACCTTTGGTAAGCCTAATACGTTTTTCAAAGGATTTAAGCGGCCTATGGAATTGGACTATCAGATATCGTGCGTACAGGGCAGTGATATCGTGTCAAGAATACCAAGACTTTGTTATGGCCCCAGTGTAAGCCAGACGATGTTGTATTTTGCTAACAACGGCACAAATGTTGTAAACCCGGGCAAGCTATTCAGGAAGGTAGATCGAGGCGGTCTGAAAGACCGGATATCGGATCACATGATGGCAGGGTATGCAGAGAGACTTGAGCAGTATCTTGAAGAAAGAGAAGATGCTGCGAAGAAAGTTACTGATATACGCAAGCAAGATAAAGAAGATCTGGAGAAAATCGCTGATGAACTGGAAGCTAGTTAGTATTGGAATTTTGGTATGTTTGCCAAGCTGCACCTCTGTTGAACAAGTTATAGCTAATAAAGAGCTATATTGTAGTCAGTTTTATAAGGGTGTACGGGCAGTTGGTAGAGGAGCGTTATCTGCAACCACGGGTGTTGTTGTGCCAGATGTGTGCGACACTATTGATGAGATTGTAGAAGAGGCTAAAGAATGAAGTTAGGTGGACTGTTAAAGTCCCTAGCTCCGACTATAGCCAGTGCAGCAGGTGGGCCAATGGCAGGTATGGCTGTCAAGATGGCAGCACAAAAGCTTGGAATGCCAGATGCCACGGCTAATGAAATAGAGGATTTAATTGAGCGAGAGCCTGAAAAGGCTGCATTGCTCAAAGAAGCGGATAAGGATTTCAAAGATCGTATCCGTGAAATGGAAATAGATCTTGAGTCTTTTAAGACTGAGGTTGAGGATAGAAAAGATGCAAGGACTAAGTTCGCAAGCGATGTTACGCCTAAAATCTTTTGTATTCTTGCGCTTATTTTGTATGGGGCATATGTAATGACCGTCACTATTCTGCCTCACGATCAGAATGACGAGACTATTATTAGCCTTGTCTTAGGTCAGTTGAGCGGTATTTTGGGTACTTGTGCTGCGTTTTTCTATGGCGGTTCAAACGGAAAGGGTTAGCTATGCCAGATCATTATGACAAACCATCTGGTTTACCATCATTTACGCCGGTAGGCTCTTATGAAGGTATTGTACCGTTTAGCGGTGTGTTTGATGCAATTCTGCAAAACTCTGCACAGAGAGCGTTGATGGAAACAGAGGGTATGTATACTGCAGCGGAAGCAGCTTTTGAGACTGCTCAACGTGATTTGCGGGACATACAGATGACTGTTCCTCAAGAACAACAAGCGGAAAAACTAGCCGAGTATCTCAGGAGAACTGGTTACAGTTCAGATATTGTTACGCAAACGCTAGGTATACCAAAAGCAGAAGTAAATGCTGCGTTAATGGCCGGTGGATTTGACGTTACTGGACAGAGATTGCCTGAGGAGGACGTTTTTGCTGACACTACTGGACCCGATCTACCAATGGTTGATTTAGTTCCTGAAGTAGAGGGCGTTGTAACAGATGATCCAAATAAGATATTTAAAGAAAAAGCAGGCGAAGATTTAGATCTCAAAGGAATCATAGACTTAGCGTTTGACGTATTTGGTGCTTATAACAGAGACGCTATAAGCAATGTTGTGGATATAGTAAACCAAAGAGGTATATCTGTAGGTGAAGTAGCACAGGCTACAGGCAACAGTGTTGAGTCTATCAACCAAGCTGCTATTGAATCTGGCACTGCAATAGAAAATCAAGGCACAGGTGAGGTAACGGTAGATGAGGGTCCGGCGATAGGACCACAACCGCCTGTTACCGTAGATGAAGGACCCGTTATTGGTCCTACACAAACACCAACGTCTGATTCTACGCCAGACGATGACCCGCCAAGTGGGATATTTAGTGAGCCAGTAGGAGACGATACTCCGCCATCAGATATTCCAGTGCCAGAGGTTCCAAGGACGCAGCCCTTGCAACAGCCGTTTACTGGTCTATTTGCACAGATATCGCCACGTATTGTTAGTACAACAACAACTGCGCCTAGAGATATTATTAATCCTATGACGTTTGAGCTTACAAATGTTAACGACTACTTATCATCAGGTCTGTTAGGGAGACTTTTATAATGACCTATCTAGATCTAATTAATAACGTCCTGCGCCGGTTGCGTGAGGACACAGTAGATACAGCCAATGCAACTGATTACTCGCATCTAATTGGTGATCTTGTTAATGACGCCAAAAAGATTGTAGAAAACTCATTTGATTGGACTGCGTTGCGGGATGCCATAACTATAAGTACGGCCAGTGGGACAAGCGAATACTCAATAACTGGAAGCGGAGATCAGGCAGTCGTAAAAGATGTAATGAACACAACATCCCAGAAGTTCATGTATCAGCGTAGTAAGTCATACTTTAACAATGTTTACTACAATACGGCTGTTGTTTCTGGATCTCCTGATTACTTTACGTTTATTGGTACAGATACTAATAAAGATCTGAAGATTAAGTTATATCCAGAGCCAAACGCGATATTTGCTTTGAGATTTGACGTTGTTGTGCCACAAGCTGACCTAACTACAGATTCAGATGTGCTTTCTATACCTAGCAATCCTGTAATACAACTTGCTTATGCTATGGCATTAAGGGAAAGAGGCGAAACAGGCGGTCAATCGGCGGCAGAGCAGTTTGCTGTAGCATCTACAGCCCTGTCAGATGCTATTGCGTTTGATGCAAATCGTTATCCTGCGGAGCTAACGTTTCAGGTGATTTAATGGCTCAGAGATTACAAAGCATCACTATCACGGCTCCAGGCTTTGCGGGGATTAACACGCAAGACGCTCCGTTAGCCCAAGATCCTACTTTTGCTTCAGTTGCAGATAACTGCATCATTGACAAGGAAGGTAGAATAGCTGCCCGTAAAGGCTACGAGATGGTGTCATCTAATGGCAGCAGTGTATTGGGTTCTTCTGCTGGCGTAGAGGCTGTACACCAGTTCCGCGATGAGGCAGGAAATACCAAAGTATTTACAGCAGGTAACAACAAGATATTTACTGGGACATCTACACTCGCAGATGCGACCCCGGGATCTTATACCGTAAACGCAAACAACTGGAAGATCGTAAATTTCAACAGTAAGGCGTATTTTTTCCAAAGAGCGCATGAGCCGTTAGTTTATTCAAACAGTGCCGGTGCGGTACAAAAAATGTCAGCCCACACTGGTGCATCTGGCACACCTCCTCAAGCCAACGAGGTTTTGGCTGCATTTGGTCGTTTGTTTGTTGCTGATTTTGCGGCCGATAAATCAACGGTATTTTTTAGTGATGTATTAGACGGCACAGATTGGAACTCTGGATCATCGGGATCAATAGACATATCTAATTTTTGGCCTAATGGCTATGACGAGATAGTAGCTCTAGCGGCACACAACGACTTTCTAGTGATATTTGGACAGGATTCCATATTGCTTTACTCTGGCGCAGAGTCACCTGCCTCTATGACGTTAGCAGATACCATATCAAACATTGGATGTGTGTCTCGTGATTGCGTTGTTTCTACGGGTAAAGACCTGTTGTTTCTTGATAAGTCTGGTATGCGTAGCATTGCAAGGACGATACAGGAGAAGTCTTCACCGATTGGTGACATATCCAAGAATGTAAACAGCGATATAAAAGCCCTTATTGCCTCTGAAACTGGCAACATCAAGACACTTTATAGTGCAAAAGAAGCATTTGTTTTGGTCAACTTTCCTGCGTTGCAGCAGGTATTTGTATTTGATACGCGATTTCCTTTGCAGGATGGGTCGCACAGGGCAACAACATGGACAGCGATTGCGCCGTTGAGTTTTGCCAATCTGGCAGATGATACGATTTACCTAGGGGTGTCTACAGGTCTTGCTCAATATGCAGGTTATGACGATAACAATGCAGCTTATCAACTAAGTTATTTTTCGCATCCTTTGTCGTTTGGCGATAGTTCTGTTTTGAAGTTTCTTAAAAAAATTAATTTGACTACGTTTGATGGAGCAGAAGCTCCTGTAGTATTAAACTGGGCTTATGACTACTCTAATGCGTACAAAAAGCAGGTTTACTCGCTACCAGCCAATAATGCAGCGCAATACAACATTTCGGAGTACAACACTACCGCAGAGTATTCTGGGTCATTGAATCTTATAAACAGACAGAAAGTAAATACATCTGGTTCTGGAGCAGTAGTAGCGGTTGGTGTAGAAAGTACAGTAAATGGTAAATCTATTGCGATACAGCAATTAAATATTCACGCACTTTTAGGAAGGATTGTTTGATGTCAGATTATACGAAAACTACTAACTTTGCTGCTAAAGATTCTTTGGTCTCAGGTAATGCTGCAAAGGTAGTGAAAGGTACTGAGGTCAACACAGAGTTTGACAATATAGCTACTGCGGTTGCGACAAAAGCAAACCTTGCAGGGCCAACGCTCACCGGAACTACAACTGCGGCAAACTTGACGGTATCGACAACATTAACCGCCACTCTTGATGGAGGGACTTACTAATGCCACACATTTTAGGTTTAGAGCATAGCCTCGGTGGTGTTGCAAACCAAGCACTGAGCGCGTTTGGTCTAGGATCTGGGGGTGAAGGATTTTTTGGTAGTCCTGGCGCAGGTTTAATTGGCGCATTGGGTCAAAGTGTACTGACAAATCGCGGGATTGATGACATCGATCAAGCAAGACGGACAGCCATAACAGGGCTTACGGGCCAACCTAGTCTGCCAGATTACGAGGGTGGACTGATTGGTGAGGTAGAGAGGCAGTCTCAATTCAGGCCATTTACTGTAACTGGTACAAATGTTTTTGGTCAGCCTTCCGCTGCGACGATTTCCAGAGAGGGAACAGAGCTTGCTCTGAGTCCTGAAGAAGCGAACATACAACGCGCTCTGACAGGATTTGGACAGGGTGCGTTTGACTTTCTAAATGACCCTGCGGCAAGAAAGCAGGAGCAAAGCGCACTGATCGGTATGCTTACTCAAGATGCAGGTCAAAGGGCAGGTAGAGAAGCAGATATATTTGCCAGACTTGAGGCTGCACAAGAACCGGCTAGAGAACGAGCTAGATTGCAGCTTGAGGAACGCTTGTTGGGTCAAGGTCGAACTGGGGTCCGAACAGCCGCTTACGGTGGTACACCAGAGCAACTCGCACTAAATCAGGCCATTGAAGAGCAGAGAGCCAGATCTGCCGTATCTGCCATGGAACAAGCTAGAGCAGAGCAAGCCTTGCAGTCTGGACAGACACTACAGGGTTTACAAGAGTTCAGGGGCCGTATGGGCCTACTAGGTCAACTTGGACTGTCTGCAATACCAACGGCCTTTGTACCACAACAAGAGCTTTTGAGGACGCTTACACCGCAATTACAGGCAACAAGACTTGCGACCGATCTTCAGCGCACCGGTTTAGGTCTGGGTGCTGCGTTAGGTGAGGCGGCTGTGGAGTCTGAGTTAGGATTTGAAGCTCTCAGAAACGCCCTAAGACAGCAGCAATATCAAGGGTTGTTTGACTTATTGAGGGGCGAGCAGCAAAGACAAGGCGGTCAAACAGCCGATAATGCAGTTATAAATATAAATCCGCAGACAGGACAGCCGCAGTTAGGTGGAGCTTTAGGTAATATTGGGAATGTTCTTGCTACGTCAAGGGCAATCTTTGGGCAATAGGAGTATATATGGCTATCGATATCCCATCACTATTTAGTGACATTATCGAAACAGATCAGCAAAGACAAACGCGGCTGTTGACTGAGGGGGCGTTACTGGGTCGAGAACTTACCGGCGGTTTACGAGGTCTTGCAGCTACGCAAGCTCCACTGGTTTCTGCTATTGCTGGTCAACTACCACAACGCAGAGAGGATATAAGGCGTGGAGTGGGTAGTATGCTCGGCCTCGATGTCAGGACACAGGGCGAAAAGGTTCAAGAAATATTGAGTAAAGGTAATGCAAGTACACCGGAAGGTCTACGAGATCTTGCGGTTGCTCTTCAGGACGTAGCCCCAACCCAGGCTACAGCGTTGCGTCAAGAAGCTGCTGCACAGACAGCAGCGCGATCAGCAGCAGAAGCACAAGCACAATTAACACAATTACAAACAATGAACCAGTTGGCAGACGCTGCTCAAAGACGCAAAGAGCGAGAAAATGAACTTGAAACACAAGCTAGAGAGCAAGAAAAACTTGAAACAAAGCGAAATAGCTTGCAAAGTTTTGTTATGACCTCTGATCTGTCCCCAACAGAAAAAAATAGGCTAACAACGCTAGTGAGGGGGGGCAGTTTTGATGGCAGCAATTTTGAAGAATTTTATAAACTGGTGAGTCCAGAGGCCAATATTAAAGCGATTGGAAACGGACAAGTATATGACTTTGATAATAATCGATTCATTACACCAGTAACGAATACTGATGGTGTTATCGACGTTGATATGTCATCGATCCAGTATGATGCCGGTTCATTGTTCAGATTCTACGAGGAAGAAAGCAAAATACGAAATGACGATTCTCTGTCCACACCGGAAAAAAACCAATTAATCGCAGAGGCTGGACAACGAATCGTAAAGCACCGAATAACTGGTGAAGAATGGGAAGAAATTACAAGACAAAATGAAGACGGCGAAGACGTAAAAGAATATATATCGGTTCCATCTGGACAAAAAGCGATACGCGATGCGAAAGACAATTTACGAGCTTTAAACGCACGAAATCGTCTACTTAAAACTGAGGCTGATTTAGGTCTTCAAGCGATACAGCGCATTGAGCAAGATATATCTAACGCTGATGCGACAGGTGATGAGTTGGTTGGTGGATTTAGGAACGTATTATTGTCGTACATTCCAGGTACAAATGAGTTTGAGTTGGGAGTCGATTTAGATACATTAAACAGCATATTAGGACTAACGGGCTTACAGGAAAATCGAGAGGGTTCGGCAACTGGAGCCAGTGGATTCGGGCAACTCTCAGACAGAGAGATGACTGTTTTGCAAAATCGTATCGCTGCTCTTTTACAATCTAGCAATAGAGATCAATTTTTAGAAAATATGGCAGTTGTGAAAAATTTCTTGCAACAGCAACGAGATCGCGCCTCGGTGACATTGGAATACGATCAATACATTGGGCGAGAACCAGAACCAACACCTCCAAATACCGTTTTTAGGAACGATCTTTAAAGGTTAAGTATGTCAAACCAAGACGATAATTTAGAAAATGCATCAGACATTGTTACGGTGATAGCGCGAGGAAATTTCCCAGTTGATGTTCCTAAACACATCCATGACAACGAAGAGGCGTTGAAACAGTATGTGGCGGCAGAGAGGGTCAGGCGCAACACTCCCCGTCCTGACTTGCCAACCATAAGTCGTGCGCGTCCATCTCTTCTTGATAGAGGTATGGAGGCTGTAACTGCGGTAAACAGGCCATTTGCGGAATTGCTAGACGTTGCGACTGCACCGGTACAGTATCCCATTGCGGCAATTCGGCAAGGCACTCTCTCGCCAGAAGGCGGTGGTTTTTTTAGAAGCCGAGTTCCTGAAAGGGGTGCTTTGGCAGGAGATGATTCAACGACTAGAGTCATAGCAGCGGCAGGTGAATTAGCCGCGCTTTCTGTCCCGTCTGGTGTTCTTACAAGGGCTGTATCTAACTTGGCAAGGCAAGCATCAACTTTAAGTCCTACAGCTTTCCAAAGAGTTATGCAGGAGTTGGGCAAAACAACTGCGCAGCAAGATGTTGGTTTTGGACTTTTATCTGGAGCAGGGGGTGAGTTAGCAGTAGAGTCGTTAGGTGAAAATGATATCACCAGGCTTGCAGGACAGGTACTTGCTCCCGCAGCTTGGTCGGCAACCGCTGCGCGACTATTGAACTACACAAAAAATAACTTTCTTGAAGCCGCGAACCCCTCGATTGACGAGCTTAAAGGGTTGAAAACAACATTTTTTGGAATGATCGATGACTCAGGTGCGCGAATTGATTCACCGGACATCAAACCATTTATTGCAAAAGTGGACAATATAATTAATCAATACACGTTAGATGGCGCGGGGAACGCTACTACATTCAACATTTTAAATAACCTTAAAACTACTGCGGCTGAGGGTGAGCTAACCTTTACGAGATTATTGAATGATATAAAAAAGTTAAAAACAATTAATTATGAGACTACAGAGGGCAAAATAGCTTACAACGTAGCTAAAGAATTAGATCAAGACGTTTTCAACTGGAACCCAATTTTTCCTGAAAAATTAAAGGGTCAGACAGTACAAGAGGTTGTGGCAACTGCAAGAGAATTGACGCGCCGCGAGGGTAATGCTCGTATACTGTCAGATATGCTTAGGAGCGCAGATCTATCTGTGAAAAAAGGAGAACCAATTGTCAGAACGTTAAAAAATAAAATACACAACCTTATTGACCCGCAAAATAAATCTTGGACAGGTAACTGGAGCCAGAGGGAAGAAAATCTATTAGAAAGCGCAATGGAAGGGCAAGGTCTGAGCAAGTTGTTGAACTTTGTATCAGGAGCAGGTTTTAATTCTAATGACCTGATTCGCTCAATAATATATGGAGCGGTATTTGGTGGCGGGGCCATTCTATCTGGAGGTGGTGGCACAGCTTTAACGCTAGGGATATTAAGTGGTACAGCTTTTGGGAAGGCAACATCCTCGTTAGCGGCATCTGTGATGAAACGTGACGTAAAACTTATGCAAAGCGTAGTGAACGCGGGGGAAGATTACCAAAAAGTATTCTCCGCATATATAAAAAATACGCCACAAGAGAACCGCGATCCGAGAGAACTTGCGTCCTTATTTGTAGAACAAAAAGTATTGCTGCCACAAGCGTCCGAGCTTGGGCGGGCAGGTCAGAGCCAATTTCTTAAAGACTCTACGGCGTTGGCGATAGGCATACAAAATGTATTGGCAGAAGATAAGCCAGAGCAACAAGCTAGTACTCAATAATTTTAAGCAGACCGACCTCACCCTGCTCACGCAGAGCTTTGAGTCGTTTGTGTTCTTCTCGATAGTGTTTGGCTACGCCCTTCAGGTCTTTATTGATGGACTTAGCCAAACCAATATCGTTACGCTTCTCTCGTAAGATATCCATCATGCCCTCGCCTACTTTGTCTACCATCCATCTCTGGAAGTCATCAGGGTTAGAACCTAGCCTCTGGTGGCATCCAAAGCAGTGGGCAAAAGCATTGTCAGGACAGAATCTCAGGGATTTAGCCCTTCTCCCAAAGTAGTGAGAGCAGTGTAATCCCATACTGCCCTCTTCATACTTGTTACCGCAGCACTCACAAGTCCAATCAGCAGCTTCTCTAATGCACTTGGAGAACCACATATCAGCAGGAGTAACTTTTAATCTCGGCATACTTACCTCTTGATCTGGGCTATACCCTTTTAAAATTGTTTGATATTCCATCATTTCAGATGGCTTGATCGGCGCATCCCAACCATCTTCTAAGTCTAGACCCGACATAGCTCTATCCGTATGGTGATTTGTAGCCAGATTCAGGTGACGCATTGCCGTTAGTGAGCGGGAGTTCATCTGTCAGTTGCTCATCGAGGTAGTATGCTAGGACTTTCGCTAGTGTTTGGGCGTTTGACAGCCGTAGACCAGTGGCCTCACAGGCTTTTGTCTTGGCCTTTTCAAAGTCTGCCTTGACCTCTGGGTTTGATGCTAGATTAAAACTAAGTGTTATGTTTGCCATTTACGAGGCTCCTGTTTTTCATGTGGGCTTGTTTGATGTCGGATTTGCTCTGTCCGTAGTACTCCACCGCATGGTGGGCTTTGATGAGTTCATTGCAGATCCATTTGCGTCCTGACTTGATGTCACCCAGATACCTTCCGTATTTACCTTTTTTGGTGGTCTTGAGTACGACCTCTGATCCGACAGGCGCGAAAGATTGGACAAATGATTTGGCAAGTAGTCCGTATTTTTTCTCTTCCAGATCTCTTGTGCGAGACTCTGGGGTATCGACGCCAACAAGGCGTATACGCTGACCGTGAAGCCAACAATCAAAACCGAGATCAATATCAACATCGACTGTATCTCCATCAATCCATTTAAGAATTACGCTTTTGTATTCATGCATTTTATTCTCCGCAAAAGCATGGGATAGTTTCGTCATCGCCAAAATCAAAAGATGACTGTGTTGTAGCGATTATCTTCATATCCTCATAACTAGGTTGATCGGATCTAAAATACGCTCCCTTACCCACCTGCTCGCTGAGTTGCTTTTCTGCTTTGATCCACCAATCAGCAAGGCTCGGACGTTCTCTAATAATAGCCAGTTTCTTGGACAATCCTTTGAGAAAGCATAGATCGCAATTGCCCCAATCGGTCACACCGTTGTTATTAGGAAGCTCAAGATCAAAACTATTGTTTGTCCAGAACTCGTAAATATCTTCTTTAGTCACCTTGTCAAGCCATAAAGGTAGGTATCGCTCTTGACCGCTCT